AACACCACGAGCAACATCAACAGTAATCATATAAGTATGCTCTTCTTTTGGATGTAGATAAATATCTAATCCTTTATTTTGTTTAATTGGATCTTCATATACAAGTGTTTTTAATTTTGTCGGATTAATAAGAGTATTAACAGATCCTAGAAATTCACATTCAAATTCAACTTTGAATTGTTGTTCTGAGGTATTTGCTATAGTTTGCTCTTTCCACTCAGCATCTCTTCCAGGAACTTCACTCCAATGAACTTCTGTAGGTATATACTCATTTTTACCTCGCTGCGAATCATGCCACATGCGATAAAAATGATTCATACCTCTAGGGGTAGAAACAATAATTACCTTTGTACTTTGTCCAGAAGAAATTGTGGGATAAACTGAAGCAAAAAAGTCATCGGCAATATGATTGGGAATGAATGCAAATTCGTCCAGGAATATTACGTTATAGGATCCACCACGAACAGCAGATGAAGAAGTTGAGTTTGCTGAAATCTTAGATCCATTTTCAAGTTCAAGAGATCCTTTATTCCAAGATATAATACCCTGTTGCATCCACTTAGGTAAATTTTCATATGCAAGTTGCAATCTTCCTAATAGATCTCTTGCTGTAGATGCTTTATTTGCTAATATGGCAATATTGACATTATCGTTAAAAACTGCATAATGTAAAAGATATGATACACATGTTGTAGATTTGCCAGTCTGGCGTGGCATTTTGCATATATTAAATCTTTTATCGTGAAAGTTTTGAATTAATTTTTCTTGAAATGGGTAAAGATTAAATGGAACTAATCCGTGATCCAGGGAAACAATTTTAATATAATTTTTGGCAAAATATACTGGATCTTCTTTGCATTTCATGAATTCAATGATATTATCTTCTGTGAATTCAATTGCAGTATTTGCTTTTTTTAGATTGGGGTTACCAAGATATACATCATTATTATTCATGATAAATTAACTATTCAATAATTTATTAATCCTCATATTTTTATCATCTCTCCAATTATATGATGCCATTATTTCACTTCCTCCACCAGATCTTACTGCCTGTAATTTTTTAAGTAGAACTTGTTTCTTTATTTGATCTGCTTTCTTTTGTTTAGAATCTATTTGTTTCTTTTGCTGATCATCAGTTGCATTATCATTATCTTCTTTATCTTCTTCCATTTTTTCACTTATTTGCTCAGTTCCTTTCCAAACACCATTAGTAACAAGAGGTTTCATATGAGAAGGTCCGACAATATCCATAACTCTAGCAAAGGTTACTCCATCAGAGTTCTCAATATTAATAGATTCTTGACTTAATTCTTGTTTAATTTCCTTTTTCATTTGCTCCCTGTCCTTTTGCTTTTCAATCGCATCAGAAGAAGACGTATTAGATTGTCTAAACTTCTTAACTTTTTCAACTTGCTTTTGGCGAAGTTGTTGTCTTCTTTGAGCTAAATCCACTTTATTACTCTTTGTTACTATTATTTAGGAATCCTTGCTTTAACATTTTTTGCAACTCCGTAGTAGAACCAACAAATACTGCATTATTAGTAATACTGCTTGGTGCTTTTGCAGAATCTTCCTCAACATCTTTTAATTTCTTTTGTAGATCAATTAACTTATCAGTTGTATCAGCAACACTTTTTATCAATTGACCTGCAACTTCATATGCTCTAGGACTAGATCCTTCTTCAGCAACTTCCATTATTCCATTAATAGCTTCTTGACCCTTTTCTATTAATGAATATAAATTAGCACGTGTATATTCATAATCTTTTTTCACATCATTTTTAGAATCTTTTTTATGAGATTTTACAATTTCAGTAACTTCCGATTTTTCAATTGAAATATTTTCATAATTATCAGGTGAAATATTTAGTTCACTATTTAATTTTTCATAATTATCTTTCATATTATTCAAATATCAACTTTTTGTGTTGGACTATATTCTTTAGAATCATCAAAAGATTCCCATCCACCATCAAATCCAAAATCATCATCTGGACCAGCATTTAATGGATCTGGTGTAACAGTATATCTCATCTCACGTTTTGCTGATGAGAGATCGGATGAAGAATGGGTATCAACTTGAACTTTACGGATAAGACCATCACTAGTTTCAGGAACAGGACCAAATAGATATGTTTTTGCGGTAAACTGCATTGTGTATATCAACGATCTTCTTGTAGAAAAATCACCTTCATAATCGTCTTGAAATGAAACATTACCCAATACTATTGGTATGTCTCTTTTTTCACCTATAGAATCTAGTAAATTGAGAGTCATTGTAAAAGAAGGTTGAAACATTGGTAATATTTGTTCAACTATTTGTAATGCATCATCATTTAATTTTGAAAAAATATTAAGTTCAAATCCAATATTATAGGGTACAGGCATAAAAACTTTTTTTATATTATTGCCATCATTTGCTTTGAAAGATTGCACTAAACTAGTTTTTCTACTACCATCATATTGAATAGAATTCATTTCAAATGACATTCTGGGTAGAGTAATTTGAACAGGTTTATTCAAATCCGCTTGTTGCTCCAGTCTTGCTAAAAACTTTTGTGATGGTCCATAAGATAATGGAACTTTCATTTCACTATAAGTATCACCATCAGAGTCTTTATGTTTTATTTCAATTGAATTGAATAATGTACCGAACGAGATTATACTTTTTCTTATAATTTCGTGATAGTAATAAGTTCCTAACATTAGTAATTACCGAATGGATTTTTTTCTGTAAAATCGAGAATTTGATCTGCTTCAGTTTCTAGATCTTCATTTTGCTCATATTTATCTATAAACTCCGAAGAGGAGACTTTTTTAAGGGCATAGGTTGCATTAGATGATGTTCCAACAATAACTTCACCAAGTATAAAATCTCCATCAATAACACCTACAGTTAAAATATTAGTATCTTTATCCCAATTTTTGACCCTTGATGTTGTTTGAGATGCTTCGCCTCTAATGGTTTCGTTGAACGAATATGTTCCAATCCCTGTTATTAGTGGTGGATCTGCAATATCTATAGAAGGATCTTCAGTATATCCATAACCAGCATCTCTAATTAATATTTCAGTAACAGTATTTCCAGTTCCAATTCGAGTGATTGCAGTAGCAGTAACACCATCTCCAGGACTATCAATTGTTATGATTGGATCTGTAGCATATCCTTCACCAGGAGAAGTAATACTAATTGGACCTATTCCATAAGATGTAGTTACTATTTCAGAAGTTGCTGCAGCACCAACACCACCATTAGTTGGATAAATTGTTACTGAAGGTGCTATGGTATATCCAACTCCTGGATTTGTTAGTAGTATTTCTTGTACAGAGTATGCATCACCAATATTAGTAGTTATTGCCACAGCGGTAGCATTTATTCCACCAGCTGGGGCGGATGAAATTGAAACAGTTGGTATTCCAATGTATCCATTTCCATCGTCATTCAATATAATTCTTCTTACATAATTTGTGACTGTTGATGCTGTACCAGTTGCAGATTCTCCAAAAGCAAACAATTCCATCGTTGTAATATATCCTTGATTTTCCAATATAGTATCCATTTCTCCTGCAATAGCAGAAACGTCAGAAAACCCACCAATCTCATCTTCAAATTCGAAGAGTTCACATTTTAACTCATAAGCATAATTCTTCCCTAACTGGTAAAATGGTTGTTCATGCTCAACAAATTTTACCTCAAATAATCTTTTACCCAATGGAAAATATATAACATCTCCTTCTCTAGGTCTTGAAGAAACTGTTATTGCATTTTCATCCATTCCTTCTAAAAATGGAACAATAAAGTCTTGAAATCTTTCTTGGGAAATTGTGAGAGTTAATTCATCACGTAAACTCATACCAAATTTTGTTAAAATATCTCCAGATCCACTATAACCATCATAATTATTTACATATGCTTCAATTGTAAAATTATCATCAAATCTAGAGGTTGTAACCTCATTTAGAATAGTATCTTTTCGTACAAATTTTCTTGGTATATAAAGAACTTCAACACCATAAATTTTTAGGTGTTCATTTACAATTTCTTGTACCAATCTTTGCTCTCCAGGTGACCCCTGAAGAAAAAATGAGTTTAATGCCATTATCCGATAAGGTCAAGGGGTGGTAATTCATAATCTGTGGTCATACGCTGTTTTATTTCTTCAAGTTCTCTTTGAGCATCTTCATATAGTTCTCTACCATTTAATTCAATTCCCCCAGGAAGTTTTACACCTCTAAATTTAATTAAATTTTGTCCCCATTGCCTTTTAATTACTGCTGTAAGATATCTTTTCAGGAAACTATCATTATACACTCCAGTAAAAGTATTAGGATCTAAAATTCTATAACAGTCAATAACTAAAAAATCTCCCACACCAGATGCTTTGAGGTCAAAATCCATATACAACCTATTTTGTCGTTTATTAAATCTTATTTGCTTATCTGGGGTTAATAAATGATCGATATCTTCCAAATATGATTTTACCATCGAATATTGAAGCAAATCAATAGAATTAAACTGGTACATATCATTTAAAAATAATTGATATTTAATACTAAACATACCAGAAGATATTGTGCTAGCATTAAATTTAAATATTTTTTCAATACCAACTACTGAATCTGGTACTTGCAGAAAATTTGAAGATTCATAAAAATTGAAAGTTTTTGACTCATCATTAATTGTTGCTGTTACTGTTGTAGTACTAATTCCTGGTCCTACGGGTGGGATTGATGTTGCGTTTGATCTATCTATATCTTCTTGAGTAAGTTGATATTTTAGGAACATTCTCTCAACACCATCAAAATGACGTTCTTGGAAATATTGTATAGCGTCATCAACCAAATCGTCAATTTGGTCATCAGCTACATTTATTTCCAATACAGGAGCGCCTAATTGTCTTAAAGAGTAGTCAATTAATTGTTGTCTTGTCGCAGGTTTTGACATTGGTTTTCTCCTTATCTAGTAACACCTTCTCTAACTAAAACCATCCCTTCAACAACACGTGTTGTTTCGTTGTTATTAGTTAATAAAATATCATAAACATATCTTCCAGACTTTAAAGAAGATGTTGAAGATGCTGATAAAGTAATTCTTAATTGACCAGTCGATGCATCAACAACAGATGTTGTAAAAGGTGTGGAAGTTGCACTACCAGACCATTTTCTCATTTGAGATTCTATCGTTGCTGTTGATAGATCTAATGCTGAATTTGAAGTAGCATCTTCAAGAAAAAAATCTTGAGTAAATGTTGCTCCAGCATTGATAACTAAATTACTTACGTATATTGATGCCATTAGATTAGGTTTATACCAGTATCCTAAAAATATTTATATTGGATCCGAAGGCCATGAT